GACTGCTCGTAAAAATGAGATGAACGGCAAAGAAGAGTTCTCCACCCAGGTGCTGGTCCCAAAGACAGACACCGAGACTGTCAACCAATTGAAAGCAGCAGCCAAGGCTGCATTGACTGCCAAGTTTGGTGACAAGATTCCAAAGACTGTGCGCAATCCCTTGCGTGATGGCGACACCGAGACCAAGTCTGATGGCTCACCACTGGGGCCAGAGTATGCAGGCCATTATTTTTTCAACACCAAGTCAACGGCAAAGCCTGGCGCTGTGGACATGCATGGCCACGACATCATTGGCAGCCAGGACATTGTGTCTGGCGACTTTGGCCGTGTGTCTTTGAATGCTTATGCCTATGACCAGGCTGGCAATAAGGGTGTGTCGTATGGTTTGAACAACATCATGCTGCTGGCCAAGGGCGATTCATTAGGTGGTGCAAAGCCAAGTGCTGCCAGTGACTTTGGCATTGCTGCTGGTAAGGCAGCACCAGCAGCTGCTGAATCAGTCGACAGTGACTGGTGATTCTTGAATCAGTTTATTGAGCGCAATGTTCAATTGATTGACTGAAGTCCAGAGTGGCTCCACAGTTCCAGACAGCCACCGGCTGACCTGGGACTGCTGGATGCCAGCCTCCTGGCACACCGCAGCCATGGTTATCTTGTGAGCCTTGGCCCTTGCCCTGATAGTGTGAATTGATTCCATGCATGCATTTTAACTTGCATTTCATGTCAATACTTGACTAGTTTGTGTGGTTTATTTAAATAGTTGTTGACACTTATTTTAATTCTGTCATAATTCGTTACACCAACACAAAACGGAGTAAACGAAATGACAGTAATTCTTAAAGCAGCAATGGCAATCGATGAGCTGGCCAATACCCTTCAGCAGATTGCCCGTGATGATGGAAAGAATGTTGAAGACTACACAGCTCAAGAGATCGTGCATGAAGCCAAATATGTTTTGAGCTGCTTCCATGAAGATGGTCATTTGAACAATGAAGACTACATTGGTGAAAATGGTGAAGAACAATATAAATGGGCAAGGGGTGAAGTCAAAAAGCTCAATGCATTTATCAAGAAGTTTGGATAAAACCAAACGGGGCTTCGGCCCCATTAAACGAAAGAAACCGATGAAACAGAAAATCATTACAGCCCTGATCGAATGGACCTTGGCCATCATCATCTTTGGTGGCATTGGCGTGATGTTGGCCTGGAGGGGTTAAGCCATGACTTACAGCCGCACACCTAACTGCCCAAAAGACTTGTTCGAGTTTGTCTGCTGCATTGAAGATGTCGACCTGGTCTGCTTCCTGGAATACAGCCCAGCCGAAAAAGGCTCGACAGATTCTTATGGCGCGCCTTATGAGCCTGATTTAGAAGAGTCCATGACTCTGAATAACGCATACATTCTGGACACCGATGTGGACATTGCGCACATGCTGCTGCAAAGCCTGGTGGACCACATTGAAGTCTCAGCACTGGAAAAATACAATGACAAATGAATTGCCACCAGCCATTGATGCTTGCCTTGACCTGGTCAATGACATGGTCCACCCAGAAGCATTTGGACACGCCATCCCTGATGAGCTTAAAACCCGTGCATTCGTTGTCAAAACGATGCTGGAGCGCTTTAAAGCACGCATTGAGGCCAGTGATGCCTAGAGGCAATAAACCCCGTGTAGGCCCTGCCATTGAGGCTGCACTCAAAAAGAAAAGCAATCTCTCAGACCTTGACCTGGCCAAGATGTGCTTTTGCGTGCGCAGAAGCGCTGCCAGGATTCTTTTTGAGCTGCACCTCAAAGACATGGTCCACATCTCTGGTTACACCAGGGTGAATGCAAATGGCCAGTGGCGGCCATTGTGGTCATGGGGTGAGGGTGAAGACGCTCAAGCGCCTGGTCCAGTGCCTGGGGCCGAGCGCATTCGGAAATATCGCGACAAGATGTCAGCCGATGACAAAGACTTTGGCCTGGCCAGACGCAGGCAGAAAAGACGGGTTGTCAAACGCGACCCTCTGGTGGCCGCGTTTTTTGGGGTTACTGGCTCAACAGACTAATCAGACCAGCAGCACCAGTGGTCGGGAAAATCTTTTTCAACATTTCCTGAGTGGCTGCATCAGTTCCTGGTGCAACACCAGTCTGCATTCTGGCAGCCAGGTTTGCAGTTGGCTGGGCAGTGTATGCACGCGCTGCAATGTTTGTGGGGGCAGCCAACATCATGCTCAATGGGCTGATCTCCATGGACCTTGTGGCCGTGCCAGAGTCGCCAACAATTGGCTTGAATGCCTGGGCAAACCTGGCAGCCTCATACATTGGACTCTGGTTAGAGCCAAACACAAAGCCTTGTGGGTCTTTGCGAGTCAATGCGGTGGCCAGATTCAAGCCTGACACATTGCCAGTCGATGGATTGACCACACCTTGATTGGACCTGATGGTCATCAAGTTGCGATAGTTGGCACGGGCCTGCTGAAATGCGGCCTGCTGCTCTCTAGACAATCCTTGTGCCAGGGCATCATCGACCATCTCTTTGAGCTGGAATAAAGCACTACCAAGCTCACGATCACCCATCGCTGTGGTCATCTCGTTTTTTGCACGCTTGCCAATCTTTGAAGACAGAGTCTGTAATTGGTTGCCAGAGGCTTCACCCTTGGCTGCTAAGTCTTCCAGCTGCTTGACAAAGATGTTGCCGCGCAATGGCTGAGTGGTCAGACCTTCAAAAGCCTTGTCGACAATCTCAATGCCGGTCTGGATCGTGTTGCCATCTAGCTTTTTGACTTCTGGACTGGCCACTTGTTTGTAGACATTGCTGATCTGGCGTTGTGCCTGGGCCAGGACTGGATTGCTCAATTCATCAGAATTGACACCAATAGCCTGGGCCGTTGATCGATTCAGAATCCTCTGGTTTGCATCTTTGATCGCGTTGAATGGTCCCGATGTGAATGGGTTTGATTCCATCCTGGCTTCCATCTGCTGCAAAGACCTGGAGCCTGTTTCTTGACCAGGCGTTGTGCGGAATCCCATCTCTCGGCCACGGCCAAGAATGGCCTGCTGGGCAGCAGTCAGACCGGCTGATGGGTCTGGGCCAACAGTGCCAAGTGTTGATCCACCACCAGTCGCTGTGGCTGTTGGTGTTGTGGTCACATTGACTTGAGCGCCACCGACACCTGGTTGACCAGGCATTGGTATGGGGGCTGGTTTAGCGCCAAAAAGAATGTTTGACAGTTTGTCGCCAAGGTATCCAGCGCCAGCGCCAAAGACAGTGCCTGCACCAGTTTGCTCGACCTTCTGGGCAAAGAATTCTGGCGTTGTTGTGCCTGGTGTTGTGGCCACTGGCTGCAAAGCACCGCCAACAGTGCCAGTGATAGCACCGGCACGCACTGGAGCTGTGGTCGCGCCAAGCGCACGCACAGCAGCTGTTGATGGGATCAATGTGCCTGCAATGTTGCCACCGACTCGGCCCACATCAATCTCACCTTGACGCATCTGGCCTTGTCGCCAGTTTCTTTGGTAATCCAATTCAGCCTGGCGATTGATGTCTTCGACTTTCTTTCGCTCGGCCTGGGCAAACTGCTCAAGGCTTGAGCCTGCTGGTGCAATGGCTTCCAGGCCACGGGTCAGCAATTGAGCGCCAGCATCTGGGATGTCGCGCAAACCGCGAATAACACCACCGACTGGCGAATTAAGAATCTTGGACTCAAAAGACTCTGGTCCTTTGGCTTTGACTGGAGCTGGTGCAGTTACTGGAGCCGCTGCTGGCGCTTGAAGTGATTGGATGGCCTTGATGATCTGCTCATCAGTCATGCTGGCTGGGAAAGCCACTTGCCCAATATTGGGGATATCAACAATTTTGTCAGCCATCTTTTTACTCCATTACATAACGATATAGACCAGTCGCAGGGTCTTTGACCAATCGAGGTCCAGTAGGTTGCTGTCTTGCAGCCACTGCTTTTTCCACTTGTTTATAAGCTGGACCGGCACGCACAGTCATGGCCAATTCAGTGTCGCGTCTTGCACGGGATTTTTGCTCAATTGTTTTGGGATCGTCATTTGTTTGTGGGAAATACTTTTGTATTTCCTTTTCCATCTCGTCTGCACCAATAACAGCGCCAGACTCTGGTCGCAAGTTGGCAGTGACCCAATTCTCTTGTGCCTGGCGATATTGCTGTCGGCCCACATCTTCTGTGACATTGGCAATGCCTGTGGTTAATCCAGCACTTGGAATGGCGCGCATGATTGACTGATATTTACCTGGCTGGCCATAAGCCTGTTCAAGGGTGACTGGCTTGCCAGTTTTGGGGTCAATGATTGGCTCGCCAGACTTATCCACAGCAGGCTGATTGAAAATCGCAGTGGATTGCTTCATGCGGAATGCAAAGCCTGCTGACTTGCTTTGGTCTTCAGTCGGCTTAGAGCCAGAACCTTCAAGTTGTGTCCCGGCTGCTGTCATTACTGGCACAGCTGCACCACCAGGTGCTTTTGGCACATAGGCCAAGCCTTCTGGCGTTTCTTTGATGTCAAACGCACCACGGGCAAATTCCTGTTGACGCAAGTTCAAGCCACCTTGGGCAACAGCCAAATTACCCTGGGCCACTTTCAAGTTGGCAATTTCGCCTGGACTCATACCCATTGCAAATGCTTCGTTGCCAGTCAATTTTGATTTGTCAATGGCCACAACTTGATTGTTCAAGTTTTGCAAAACAACATCACGCTTTGGACCAAAGCCTGCCATGGTTTTGATTTCACCAGACTTAAATTGCTGGACCATGATGGGCTTGCCAGTGGTATCTGTCACCTCAAATGGTTGGCCAACAACTTCAGCTCGTGGGTTTAATTCCCTGGCCATGTCTTGGTAGCGCTTGGCCTCTTCACTCTTACCCCGTGATGCCAAAAGGTCTGCTGCTTGCTGATACTGGGCAGCTTTCATTTCGGCAGCGCTTGGCTGTGGAATGTTGGCGGCCATTTCAGCACGGGCCATGGTGGGTCCAGCCTGCATTCCTGGCATGGCCAATGCTTGCTGCTCTGGAGTCAAAACGCTTGGCGCTTTGGTAAAAATGCCACCCAATTGAGTTTGCAAGTCTTGAGCGCTTTTGGCCTCTTGCAATTTTTGGCCAAGCAATAAATCTTGCAAAGATGCAGCTCTTGCCTGTTGATATCCCTGTTGGCCAGCTTGAAGTGCTGATCCAAGTGCTTGGCCAAGGCTGATTCGCTGTGGACTACGGCCACCAGCCTGGAGCAAAGCAGCAGCTGCTGACAGTGCAGACTGAGTGCCAAGGTTTTGGCGCTGTTGGGCTGTCAATAGCTTTTCAAGCTCACTGCCAGAATTAGCGCCAAATGCATTGCCTAAAAGGCCGCCAAAATCAAAGTCTGCCATCGCTTACCCCTTAACTGCCTAAAAGGCCAAGAACACCACCAGCCACAGCGCCCATTGGTCCAAACAATTGGCCACCGGCCAAAGCACCACCTAATGCGCTCGATGCTGGGTTTGAATAGCTTGGAGTCTGTGCCACCATGCCAAGGTTGGCAGGCTGCGCACCAAGTGAAGACTGGACAATGCCCAGGCGCTGCAAACCAATGTTGCGAATGGCATCCATTTGCTGCTGGTCCAAAGCCTGACGCGCACCACCAGCGGCCATGACAGCTTGAGCGCCACCAAGACGCAAAGCCTGCTGCTGCGCTGCCAAATTACCGAGCTGGCTTGCACCGCCCAAACGCAATTGAGCGCCTTGCAAACCGGCTTGCTGATTGGCAATGTCGGCTGCTGACATGCGTGCAATGTCTGCCTGCTGCGCAGCCATTGCCTGGTTGAATGCTTGCTCGTTGAGTTGAGTGCCAAGTGTGGCAGCCTGCTTGGCAAACCCTTGGTTGGTCAAAGCCTCGGCCACACCTTGGCGCGAGCCACCAAATGCACGGGCAGCATTTGCACGCTCACCAGTCTGCTGAATGGCAGCGCGTCTTGCAGATTCCAAATCAGACAATGCGTTTTCACGCACCATGCTTGTGTATGGATTCATGTATGAGCCAATTGTTCCTGGTCCTTGACCAAGACCCAAATTGGTCTGCTGCGCTGTAATTTGTGCAGGCTGATAGACACCGCCATAAGCAGCCATTTGAGCTGCCAGGTCAGTGCCAGTGATGCCTGGGCCAGCGAGGCCAGCGTTAACCAAAGCCTCCTCGCCTGCCTGGTACATGGGGTTGTACCCAGCAAACTGCTGGACCGGCAATGCACCGGCCACACCTTGGCCCTGCTGAAAGTTGGCCAGGAATGCTTCCTTGATCTGTGGATCAATAGAGCTTGTTGATGTTGTGCTTCCACCTTTTGACATATTGCCACCTTATCCCAGTAAAGATTTCATTTTCTTGGCAGGCACTTTGCCTTCATTGATCATGTCCAGAAGACCCTTGCCATACTTATCGACTGAAGACTTCTTGATCACATATTCGCCAAGGTCAAGGTTGACAGCGCCATCATCAGGACCTGGAGGGTTGCCACCAAACATCAGGCCGCCATGGACCAGGCCGCCTTTGGCCAAGCCATCAGAGATTTGACCACCACTTGATTGGGCTGCCTGTTCTGCCACTGTCTGGGCCGTATTGGCCGCAGCGATTTGGTCGTACAGAGCTGGGTTATAGCCACCCATTGCTGTGCCTGCCACCACGCCTGCGTATGGGTTGCCCATGGGCTTCATCTGGCCCATGATCAGGCTGTAAGGAGAAGCGCCACCAGGAGTGACTGCTGGGTTGTACTGCGCACCAGGTGCAATGGACTGGTAATTCTGAAAGTTCTGGGCAAAGCCTTGAGTGGCATTTGCGAATGGCGTTGTGCCAACACTGGTCTGAAAGCCTGTGGTCTTTGCAGCCTGCTCGGCTGCCAACTTCTGCTGATTGGCCAGGTATGCTTCATAAGCCTTTTGATTGGCTGCAATCTGCTGCTGATTCCTGAGCTCATTCAAGCGCTGCTGCTCGGCCCAGTTGGTCGTGTTGGCCTGCTGCTGCGCTGCCCAATTAGTCGCATTTTGTTGCTGCTGCTTGGCCCACTGCGCTTCACGCGCTGCCAGCTCATCCATGGCTGCCTTGTTATAGGCAATCTCAGTGGCCGTTGTGGGCGTTGCCGCTTCCATACGGGCTTGAATGGCCGCAGGGGTTGATTGAGTGGCACGGGCCACATCAGCAGCGCTGATCTGGTATTGATTCATCAGGCTTTCAAACTGGGCATCGCTCAAGCCTTGAGCCTCGCCCTGTTTGATTGCGTCAACAATGTTTTTGTCATATTGCTCTTGACTGATGCCATTGGCCAGTGACCATGCGAGTCCAGCTGAAGTTGCCATAATCTTTCCCCTATAAATCTTTTGCCATTACAGTCCAGTGAGGGCTGTAACCTTCGTCTTTCAAAAATGACTTTTGCCAGCCTCTTCGGCCTGCCAAAGTCACCCTGGTGCAGCCAATAGACTTGCCCCAGGATTCGATTAGTGGTCTCATCCTTGAGAGTTCATCTAGGTCGCCACCAGCCAGAAAATAATGCAAATTCTTGAGCCTGGGATAGACAATGATCTCTGTCAATACCACCGAGTCTTTGGCTGGCCACAGCTGCAATCTGTGATCCTGGACCATCTCGGCAATATCGTCAAAATTGTGTGTGCCTCCAGAGTATTCTAATGCCGCCTCCACATGGTGGCGTAATCTTTCCAAATGCTCTTGATCGCTCATCGCTTACCCGATGGCACAGCCTCTAATCTCATCACGCCAATTCGCCAGTCAGACAATGTGTCACCAGTTACTTTGACATTGACCTGGCGACCGGAAAACCGGACTGAAGTCGGATTGGCTGCCGTGTATGGTCCAAATGTCGATTGTGTCCCTGTGGGATAAAGCCGGGTTTTGAATGACACCACCGCCTCACCCAGGGTTTGCTCATCAGGGATGACTTGCCGCACAGACATGATGTTGTCGCCATTGCCCAATTGGACTGGGCCAGACTCAGCATAAACGCTTGCATCATCGTAGTCGAAGCCAACTTCATGCTCGTAGATGTAGCCAGTGCTAGACACCATCAAAGGATAAGTAAACACACCAGCATCAACCCCAGACAGACGGGCCAATGTGCCAATGTTCCAGTGGTTTTCGCGGTAGTTGAAAGTGACATAGCTGTCATTTTCATTGCTGGCTGCACTTGGATAAAACCACCAGATTTCGCCAAACTTACTGACATGGACCGCATAAATCTTTGAAGCCTGGGCATAGTTGATGTTGCCAAAGATATAGTCGCCCACATCGCTTGGCAGTGGCTTGACATAGCCGTCATAAATCCAGAAGCCTGCTTTGCTCATCCAAATGGCTGCCGTGTCGATGGCGGCCACAGACTGGGCTGAAATGAGACCGCAGCCAGAGCCAGCTTTCTCAAAGCCATAGACAAATGGAGCGCCAACATACTGGGCCGTGTGGACATCCACATCTGTAAACAGTAGATTGACACCTTTCACGCGCTTGCCAGCGATGAGTGAGCCTGGTGTGGCCAGGTCATAGTCGCCTGCCAGGTTGTCGCCTGCCGGTGTCCATTGGGTGTTGTCTTCCTGGTCGCACCATTGCACCTTGCGTGGGTTGCCACCAGCGCCAAGGGCAAAGATGATGCGCTCTTGAGTGACCAAAACTGCCTTGTTGCCAGTTGGGGCATTGGCAATTGCTGCGGCCAGTGTGGGCGATGAAAAGCCCAATTGCCACTCATAGAGCTTGCCATCAGTGCTTGAACATGCGACCAAGTATTCGCCCCAGGTATCGAGTGACCAGGTGGTGGCTGCAATGGGTGTGCCGGTGTCTGGCCTGGCCACGCCATAGGCATAAGTGCCATAAGAGCTGTAACCATAGCCAGTCAGCACTGTTGAGCTTGCATAGCCACTGGTAAAGCCTGATGGTGTGATGTCTTTGAGTGTTCCAGCTTCATTCATCACATAGAGCTTTGAATGCGTGCCAGCGGCAATCCATCGGTTCGCGCTGTTATCGCGCCAGGTGATGATGCCTCGGCATGAGCCTGTCATCTGTGAGCTTGACCTGGTACGCCATCCATTGATGGGTCGCAAGGTCCCTTCATACCAGCGCACTAGGTTTGCGTCATACCAGCGGCCTGCTGCCTGGTATTCAGTACCATTTCGGAAAACACCTGGAGGTAATTTGAGAGGTATGTACATGATGACGATTATGTAATGTTAGACACAAAGCTCATCGTGACGATGGCCGATGGCACTGCTGGTCGCGTTGGGCTGGTGCTTGTCCCGTAATGCTCAATGGAAACACCAACATCGCTTGGTCTCCACATTATCTCAAGATAGTCGGTGCTGTCCATGCTTGCAAAAAAGTTCATGGCTGCAATCAAATGACTTGGATCACCAGAAGACTTTCTGGCTGGCATTGAAAATCTGCTGTTTGAATTATCAATGTTTGTCCCATTCAGTCTGAACCAAACATCCACATCCTGGGTGTCATTGGTCGTGTTCTTAAACTGAATTGAAAATTGACAGTTCCAAATTCCAGCATCAGTTGCAGTCAACCTGGAGCCACTGGCCAGCGTCACCCCGTTGGAAAAGTCTGTGGTGTTGAATGTGACAGCATAGGCCGTGGTGGTGTTTGCAGCCACCTGGTCTGTTGAGTCTTGAAAAGCCCCATAAGGGTTGTTCATAAACCGGCCACCTCTTGGACCAAACAAAGAGCCGAGGACAGTGGTCAGCTTTCTGAAGTAAATATTCAGAGCGCTGTTGTTCTCGTTGAAGTGCCTGCGCTCATAGACCTCGGTCGGATAACCAAGGGCTGGTGGTGCAGGGTTTTCAAGCTGTTGTGTTTGGCTGGCCATGGGGTAATTATGTCAGGACAGACAGCGCATGGTTAATGTGTTTGATCCGGTCTTCCAGGCCGATAAAGCCACCATTGATCTTTTTGGTCATGGTTTTGTAGTCCTGGCTGTCTGCATACTGGTTGAGCTTGTGGGTGTTCCAAAACCATCCGGCAGTCAGCGCAGCATACTGGGGCGTGGCCACCAGCTCTGGCTGCATGATCAGGTCCACGCCTAGCGCCTGGCCAGCGTGGTGGTAGTTCGCAGACCCTGTGAGCTGGATGCAGCCACGGCCTTTGAAGCGCCAGCCATCACCACTGGCCTCATCCCGGTTGCCCATTCTGTTGCTGTAAACAGTGTTGGCAATCAGCTTGGGATTCCTGGCACACATCTGGGCCTTGGCAGCGTCAAAGCGCTTTGGCCAGAGCTTTTGCAATGCTTCAGCCCGGTAATTCAGATTTTCCTCAAGCACCTTGAAGTTGCCACACTCATGGCCACACTGGCCAATCAAGGCAGCCTGACGCAATGGCGTTGAAATGTCGAATCTTTCAAATGTGGCATTGAGTGCATCGACCCACTCTGGGCCAATATGCAGCCGTGCTAATTGCTCACTGTTGACCATTGAGAAGACTCCTCACTTCGTTGTAGGCGCTGATGCAGGCGTTGAGCTTGGTGATGGCTTTGTCTCCATCGGCTGCGATGTCGATAAGAGCTTCAATAGTCTGTCGCTCAAGTTCGCTTGCATCGGCTTGCTGGGGTCTGCTATCTCCAGGGGGAGTGGCGGCACTTGGGGTGGCTTGTGGACAACTTGGGGTTGGGAGGCGCAGCCTGCCAGTCCTAGCAAGCTCATGCATAGCAGACTGCTTTTTCTTGACTTCATCTTGTGCCTTTCTTAATTGCTCTTCATGGGCCAGCAGCTTCTCGCCCATCTGTTGCTCAATCTTTCTCGACTCTTCATTCTTTTTGGCAATGGCCAACTTCATGTCATTGTCGCGCTCAATCCACCCGTAGTGGTGGCCCACCCGGTATGTACCGAATAATGAGACCAGGACACCAACAATGAGCCAGGGTAATGGTATTGGTAACATCACTCAGCCTCCTGTCTGCGCCGCCAATTGCACACGCTCATGGTCATCCTCAAGATGCTCTGGTGGCGTGTCTGGTGGTGGACCAGGAGTCCAGGACTCATCAAGCTCTGGATTGGTCCAGGTCGGCATCGCGCCAAACGGCTGCGCAGGGATGCCATTGGTGCTGGCACTAAACCCGTGATTGTTGCTGTATCCAGGCATCGGCTGCGGGTAGCCATACTGCATGGGCATCATCATTGGCTGCTGCATCATCGGCTGCATAGCCATGGGAGGCTGTGGCGCGCCAAAGGCTTTGGAGGCCGAGCCGACAGCTCGTTTGGTCATCACACCACCAATGCCACCCACAATCAGCAGCACAATGTCATTTAGCATCTTTGTATAAGCCTGGTCAATGGGGGCCATTGATTTGATCGGCTGGGTGACAAAAGTCACTG